GTATACCATTTTATATACTTCCTTAATTTCATCTTTTAATGATGGGTATTTTTTAATATGCATATCCATATTACGAGTTACCAACTCTTCCCATGTTTCTCTTCTGTTTAATTCTGGTACGAATTTAGCGTACTTCATGTAAACAGTTAAATCTGACAATATCTTTTGTGATGCGTCCATAATTTTCCTTTTTTGTTTATTTTATATAGTTGTTTTATTAGTTTCTTCTCTTTGTTTTCTCTTCTCTAACAATTCTTTAACTCTGTCTCGTTTTCTTTCCTCTTGTTGTTCTTCAAAACCTAAGAACGTTACAGATGACTCTGTATCAATTTCAAGTAGTTCGTTGTTGAACTTACAATTTTCAAATACTACCCCGTCTTTACCTATACGTGATTTGGTAATCGCTATTGTTGCCAAGTTCATTTCTTTTTGTTGTAGACTTTTTGCAACAGTAATGATAACGTGTCCAACTTGTGCTTTCTTAATAGAACCACCCATTTGGTCTGTAGTAACAACATCAGATGATATTGAACTTCTATTACCTTGAGTTGCTGTCCATCCAACTAATGATAGTTCGTGACACATCGCCTCAAAACCTCTCATTACCGAACCTTCAGCTTTCCATTCATCTTTACTTGAACTTTCAGGTACCACACAATCAATGTAATCCAAAAGAATCAAATCAATTTTTGTCCCGTCAGCAATCATTTTTCTGACTTGGTTTTTAATTTGATTCATAGTCATAGTGTCTGAAGGGAGTTTTTGTAATATTAACTCATTCTTCATTGTTTCTTGAATTTCAGTAATCTTAGCCATTACCTCCACTTTGTGTTGTACCAAATTATCAGGTTCAATCCCAGTCCAAAGTGTAAAGTGTTTACGTTGTACTATCTTTGGGTTGTCCTCAAAAAATATTTGAAGTACGTTGTATCCAAGATTAAACGCTGTGTTCGCAATTTTGGTTAAGATAGTTGTTTTACCAACACCTGTTGGTGCTAAGATAACACCGATTTCTCCCTTTGCCAAACCTCCTTTAAGTAATCTGTCAATACCTGGTATACCTATTGGAATTGGATGACGGAAATCCTCATCAAGTACAGTGTCAAGGTTAGAAAAAATGTCAATCATACCTGTCTCTCTTTCCCCAACTTGAAGAGCCTCTCTCACTAAACTCTCAACCTTATCATAAGACTCAAAGTCTCCTTCAGTGATTATTTTTTGAGCTTTGTCCATTGCCTTTTGAAGTTCTTGTTGTTTACAGAACTTTAACGCTTTTTCTTGAACAAACTGTGTTCCTTCAAATGGTGCGTCTTTTACTTGTTTAATGGTGTCAAGAACGATTTTGGCAACTAACTCTTGTGAAATTTCAGATTTTACGATTTGTTCAAGAGTATCAAAGTTAGGGGTAGATTGGTATTTTACATGATACTCTTTGGTCATTTGTAGAATAATTTTAAAGTATTTATTATCAAAATAGTTACTCTCAATCACATCCATAATTGATGTAGAAAATCCCTTGTCGACAATAAGTTGGTTTAAAAGTTGTATTTGAAAGGTGTTCCCTAAGTAATCAAAGTTCTTGTTCATGTTGTGTTTTTTGTTCGTCTGTTTTATTAAATATTCACTTGTTTAAGTCAAATCCCATATATTCGAAACTTAATTTTTCATCTGAAAAAATGTCAGTTAAATCCCTTAAAGAGTCTTTCAAAAACGGTCTTATATCAACAGTATAACGAACTTTTGGTGGAAATAATTTTCCGTCAAAAAATCTGTGACAAATTGTCTGCTCACCCATTTTGATGTACATATGGAATTGCTCACTACCTTCAGTAAAGGATGTGTCCATGATTGACGGTTCATTGTATATAGCGTCAGCATTATCTAACATATAAACAACAGTTTTCATTTTTAAGTAATACTCAATTTCTTCTTTGAATTGTCGAATGTAGTCATATAACTCCAACGAATTTTTCGCCATTGGGTTATACCCTCGAACATTAAAGAATCTTTGAACAACAATGTTATCGTTCAACGTTAATAAGAATTCCATTTTGGTACTTTCTTGCTCTTTCATAATTTAATTTTTGTTAATATTTCTTTTTTCTTTTCTTGTTAATTTCATAAATGGTTTGAGGAAATTAACCCAAGCATCATCATTCTTGGGTAGATACTTAAAGAGACCATCTTCCATCATCATTCTCATTAAGTTTTTATATCCCCTATCTGTAGGGTCTATTGTGTCGGTTAAAATCTGTTCAACTAAGTCTTTTCCATCCTCAGTAATTAAAGGGTTTGTAAGGTCGACTATCTTTTTGTTTGTAGTATAAAACTCTTCACCAAGTATAGTTGATTTTGTTTTACCTGTCAAAAGATTTGTGAATGTTTTTGAAGGTTTATCTTGATGGATATTTCGAGCATAGTCCAAGATTTCTTCCATAGTGCAGGGTTTCTCCTGCACCTGAGGGAAAAACTTAACTAATGTTTTTTCTCCAAGTCCCTGAATACCATCAATATTATCGGACTTATCTCCCGTAAATATTTTTGTTAATAATACATTGTAATGGGGTATGTTAACTTTGTTAAGGGATATCATATCCCCGTTTTTAAAGTACTGTTTTGTGATTGGTGAATAGATTGTCACATTCTCAGAGATAAGCTGTGTAAGGTCCTTATCTGCCGAAAAAATAATAATCTGCTCATCCTTAGATATCTGACAATAATAAGCAATTAAGTCGTCTGCCTCGTTGTCGTGCATTTCAACCTGTCTTACAAATATCTCCTCAAGATATTGTTTGATTCGGGACTTCTGATACAAGTACGATTCGTACTTATATTCATTCATATCGTCTTGTCGTCTATTTGCCTTATACTGTGGGTATATAGATTTTCTGATGGATGAATTAGAATCACCATCCCAAAATACAACAACCTTATCGTGGTTGTGTTCGTCAAGGAATTTACGGAGTACACTCACAAAGTGAAATACTCCGCCCACATGAGTTCCGTCGTTAAATACGTCTTTTGCTCCGTGGAATCCTATCTTAAATAAATTATCTCCGTCTACTAATAATGTCTTAATCACTTGTGTGATTTAAATTGTGAAACAATATACTAATCCTCTTTTTCTTCTTTTAACTCAAAATCAATTGAGTTAACGCCAAGAATATCTTTCCAATATTCCGCGTTTTCTTTCTTGTATTTTTCAATTGAAACTTTCTCTTCGGAAGCTTCTTTACCAGCCAAGAATCCGTGTGGTGTTACTATGATTTTTCCATCCTCATAACCCAAACCATTAATATGGTTTTTCATTACAGATACTTTTGTTCTGATAGCAAATTTAACACTTCTTTTGTCTTTTGTTGCAGTAATTTTGTTTGTTCCTGCATTTTTTTGGTTACCAAATAAAAACACTAATGATGAGTTTAACCAAATAGCTTCACCACCTTTTGCTTTAATCTTTGGTTGACCAAATGGATTGTCAGGTAATTCAACCCAAGGTTGGTTAACAATCACTAATGTGTTTTCATATTTTGAATCCGATTTTCTCGAACCTGAAATACGTTGGTTAATACCCATACCTATCTTATCCGCCAATGTTGCCGCGTTGTGTTGTTTACCACCCTTACCGTCAAAAGTCATCTTACACGGTACAGAACCAACAGAATCCCATAAGAACAATAAACTATAATCTAACTCTCCTTTTTCTTGAGCATCTAACAAACTATTAATATAATCCGTAATTTGTTCAATATAACTAAAGTTATTATTAAAGATGTAGAAACCATCCCAATCTAATTCTCCTGTTTCTTCATCAACAACTTCCTCACATTCAAAACCCATAAGTTTTGCATGTTCAAACGACCATTTCTGTTCTGTAATGATAAACACGGGTAGGATACCTTTATTCTGAGCATCAACAGCTGCTTTAACTAATGCAGTAGTTTTACCTGTGTCAGAGTGACCCAAAAACATATTTAAGTGTCCAATCGCAGGACCTGGTAATCCGACAGCATCTAAGAAATCAGGACCTAAATCAAAAAATCTTTGTGGTTTGTATTTCGCAGAAGTTGAGAACTTTTTCTTAACTGAACTGAAATCGTTTTTTTTTATTGCCATATTTTTTTTTTATTTTATTTGTGGTTCTCTTCCATTGAATTAAAATTATATTTTCGGAATTCATGAATTGAATTTAGTTTATCTTGTGCGTTTGTCATTTTTTCAACCATCATATCCATTTCTTCAAGATGTTGTGGGTGTTCCCCAATACCAACAGAACTTGTAAAATACACTAATAATATTGCTTCAGCTTCTGCAATTTCTGTACGATACTTTAACGTTAACGCCTCATACATTTTTTCTGATATTTTATTCATTTTTTTTTTATTTAATAATAAACATAGACACTCAGAATTCCAAGTGTCTATGTTGTTTTAATTTAAAATGGTAAATCTCCGTCAACCGCGTCATTTGCTTGTGGGTCAACAGTTTTTTCGGGTTTTGCTCCACCCATAGATGTTGTAGATTCTGCATTATTTAGATAAACATATCCACCTTTATCACTATCCCATCTTGGAGTCTCACCACGTGCAATCGCCTCAAGATAATCGATAGGTTTTTTGGAATATACATTTGTCCAAGTCATTTCATCATTAATCCAAACATTTGCTTGAGTTTTATCTTCATGAACAGGAGCTGGGTCATCATACATGATTGTTGAAATACTCGTGTATTCTTTACCCGCAGGTGTTTTAGATTTAGTTAATTCGATTACAAGGTCACGACCTTTCTCAGGGTCAGTAATGTCACCTTTGTTTCTCCAAATAGGAATGATTTTATCCAAGATACCATCATTTTTATAATTGTGTTTAAATCTCCAAAATTTTACACCATCTTCTTCTTTATCTCTATCGATAACTTTTACAATGTAGAATTTACGAGAACGGTATTGTGCCGCCAATTGTTTGTCAGATTCTTTACCAGTAGACATCAACTCCTCATAAACCTCATTTAAAGGTGAACGTTCGTTGTCATTTTTTCCTGGGTCAAAAAACTTATTCCATTGTCCACCAACTTGGATTTCGTGGTACCACGCTTCTTTGAATGGTGAAGAACCATCTGGTGTAGGTAGGATACGTATTCTACGTTGTCCTGATTTTTCTTTGTCACTAAGAATACAAGCGAAATACTTTTTCATTCTTTCGTCTTGTGACATGTTACTTTGGGCCCCGCCCCCTTGTGCTTTTTCGTACTGTGCCAATACGGCATCTAATGAACTCATCATGTTTTTATATATTTAATTGTAATTTGTAGTACAAAGATAATCTAGATTTATCAATTTGTCAAATAAAAAAAGGTCACCTTTTGAGTGACCTTTCAATTATTTTAGTTTTTGTTATTTGTATTTAAAATCGTCTTTAACCTCACCACCTCGGAAAGAATCCTTTATATCATTAACATTGATGTCAGTCACGTCATCAGATGTTAAAACATACTCATTTTTTCCTGTCTTTTCCATCTCTTCTGATTTATCATCAAAGAATTGTGATAATTTTTGATTAAAAGGATATGAATCATAACTTCTTAACTCTAATTTTTCTTGTGGAGTTTTTTCTCGGTATTTCTCAATTTTATTCTCAAGAGCGTTTAACTTATTCATGATTCCATCCATCTCACCTAATCTTGATTCCAATTTACTTAATTGTCCAAATAGATTTTCAAAATAATCGTCTTGTTTTGATTGAGTTTCTTTTTGAGCAGTAACTAACTCAGTGATATCAAGTTCTTGACTATCACCACTTTCATCTTCAACGGTTTCCTCAGATTCTCCATCATCACCAATTTTTTCAACATCTGGGTCATTTGCAATATCGATTGGTGTTGCCACTTCACCTCCAGGAGGTGGTGGTGGAACCGCCTCAGCTTCTGCTGGTGGTGGCGGAGGTGTTGCTCCTGCATCAGGAGTTAATGCTGCGAAATCATCAGGTGCTGGTTCTGCCGCTTGTTCCATGATATATTTGTCAATACTTCTATATCTTTGGATTTCGCTTAATATTTTTTTATCTATGTTCATTTTATTATCCATTTAATAATTGTTTAATACCTTTAGAGGTTTCAACTCTAACTCGTCTGTTAGCTGTTGTTTGGTGTCCGGCTCTTTCAATAAGACCATCTCTTTCTCTTACGGTATAACAATCCCCAGTGTCTAAGTCACAAACTTGTTTGGTTCCGTCACCGTTATCTTCTTGTGAAAATCTTGTTGATTTACCAAGGTAGTTGTCTAATGCTGATTTAATATTCATAATTATGTTTCTATATAAATATATCGTTATTTGTTAAATTATAATTGTATTGTTAGTTTAAATGATTGGCTATCTTTTAATTCTGGAGGTGATACAGTACCAGCATTAATAGTAAACATACATATAATCGTACTATTACTTGGTGGTGTTTCCCAATTAGTTGTAATAACACTTAAAATATCCGCCTGATTCATTTTAAATGAGGTAGGTGATTGGAAGTACGTGGTACCCAAAGTAATACTACCACTTTCATAAAGAGTGTTACTTAATTCTGAATTATTAAATATTTCAGGTACTCCCACTTTAAATGTAAAGGTAGGTTCCACCACAAAAGGAGGTAACATACTATAGGTTGCTGATAATAAAGGATTAACATTAACCTCAATTAATGCTGTTCCTAATATTGTTACACCATTTTGTGTTACACCAATGAATGTTGGCTCACCAGTTTGTTGTGAATTTGTGTTGTAGTTTGCAGGAATATTTGGAGCAACTGTTGGAGGTGCTGCGGATGTTTGTAAAGGATTATACGTAAATAACCCAACACTATTACCAACACCAAACTCACCTCTAACGGTAATTGTATTATTTTGAGGTACTCCAGTATTACTAAATGGAACCAAAACAACGATATTTGTACTATTATTAATTGTAATTCCTGTTGTTGTGGTAACACCATTTATCGTTACCGCGCTTATACTATTTAAATCGGTACCAGTAATATTCAATATAGTACCAGTTACACCCGTTAATGGTGAGAATGATACAATTGTTGGTGGAGGACAAGTCGGTGGTGGTAATGTAGTAGTATTAACATTATTTGTCGCTCCCGTACCACCATTAGCAATTTGTTGGGTTTGACTTTTAGATGCACTTTTGGCAGATGCAACTTTTAATCCAACTTCACCAGCAGACTTTAATCCTTTCTTTAAAGTCGAATATAACTCCTTATATAAATCTTGATTCTCATCAAAAAATGTTTCAGGGATATTTGGAATCCCATCACTTGGTGGTTTCCAATAACATACATAATATTTTGCAAAACCTAAAGGAGCATTACCGTTTTCCCCATAATAAATTCTTCTAATATTATTACTTAATCTTGTAATCATAAAATCTAAAAAATTATTAATATTTTCAAAATTGGCAATTGGTTGTGATATAGTAACACCTAACGAATTTGGAAGTTTTACACAAGATGCTTGGTCTTTGATGAAATATTTATCTCCGCTTGACCCCCAAAATGTGTTTAACACAACAGACGCAAAGTTATTATTATAACCTTCAAATTTATTTTTATTAAACGTTAATACATAACATAATAAATAAATTGTCGTTTGTGTATCAGTGTTAGTTGTTCTCTCCCTTATAGCGTCGGCAAGTTGTAATGGAGTTAATCCTATTGTCACCGATTCAACAAAATTACCCCAAGTAGAATATTTTGAATTTAAATTAGTTGTACAGGTATTTGTAGCCGCACCAACATTATCCCCCTGTTGAGCCAACAACGCAGATTTATTAATATTGGTTATTGGTTTAACCGTAATATTATCTTTGTTTGTCTGAATAATAGTCTCAATTTGAGTTAAAAGATTTTGATTAATACTTTGTAGAAAATTATCAATAGAAGGTAAATCGTATATTCCTTGTCTAATACCCGTAAAATTTGTTTTAAAATCTCCAGCAGTAATTACATGATTAACTTCAGTAATCAAATAAGGACCATTAAACATTGGTACGTGTCTAAGATTAAAATACATTGTAGGTTGTAGTAACGCATTACCTAAACACTCAACCTGACATTGATAACTTCTTTGTTTGTATAGATTATACAATCCAACATTTTGGGTTGCAACATCTTTACCTGAAGCCTGATTAATCATATTCAATTGTGTTTGTATTGTTTCAGATGTCGCTTTACCACTATCCATACTAACACTGAATGAATAGAATATGTTTTGACTCCTAATACCAATATCAACATTAAACCCAACACATTTATTAGATAATGCCCAATCTTGTTTATTTACTTGATTTTCAATTAATGGATTTTCAGATGCTCTTCTCAAATCAAAACCGTCATTTCTATAACGAGAATTTCCTTTAGGTAAATCTAAATATGCCGATGGAAGTCCTGAATAAAAACAAACCATTTTTGGTCCTGATTTTCTATAATCAACATCCAAAAACGTACCCCACATATTATCGGCAAATTGTAAAGAACCTTCAGCACTTTGTGAGAGTATGGTACCATCAGCGTCTTGTACGTTATAAAAATTAACATAGGCTGGTAATGGCATAACATTAAATTTATTTTTAATTAATAAACCACTAAGAAATGTAAAAACACTCATTTCCATATTAATGGAACTTTGAGTTAGTATATTCTTTAAGTCAAATATATCAACAAGAATGACATCCCCAACATTTCTCGACGCTCTATCCAAAAATAAAAAGTCCTCATATAAAGTTTTATTTGTGAAATCACCACCAGAAATCCATTTATCATTTAACGCTTTAAATACCTCATAATTTTCAACCTTACTTTGTTGACCATCAATTACACTCTCTATTTTTCTCTCAGGTAATTCTTGTTGGTTAGGTAATTTAGCTCTTACTCGAGTTAATATTTCATTTAAGAAAAGATTTTGAATCGCACTTGTTCCTCCTAAATAGTTTTGAAGTAACACTTTAAATTGACTATTATTAATTGTGGGATTATATAATTTTTGAGTAGCGTATTGTTTAATAAGTTGAGAACATAGTTCAATATTATTAACCGAAAACTCAATATTATTATCAATAAAGAAATCTGTAATATACGAACCTTGGTCGGTGTACCTTAAATTTAATATAGTTGAGAATCCTACCCCTGTCTCTAACGCCAACCATTCATCATTATATAACGCTTGAGATTGAGCCAAAGTAATTGTACCGTTAAGTGATGGTAATGTATTATTAACATAAGAGTTAAACTGTATTGGGTCAACAACAGGATTGTTTCCACCATTTGAGGCAATAAATGAGTCAACAGTTCTTCTTTTATAATTGGCGGGATTACCGTACTTTAAAATCACATCAAATTCCATAAACGATTTAATAGTATTTGAAAAACCAATCAATTGTTTATTTCCAAGGGTATTAAAATATTCAGAATTGGTTAAAGATGTTGGGGCATTTACCGACATCAAACTTCTAAACAAGTATTGGAAATTTTTAAATACCGCATTATTATCTACGGGAGATTCATTAATAGGAACAACAACTTGTGGTCCTAAATCAATATCCGCAACAGGTTTAGAAAAATTTAAAAACTCTTGTTCAAATTGGTCTAATATACTTTTATCAAATACTGAGAATACTTCTTCAATTTTAGAGTAACTATCTTGAAGTAATAATTTAAATGGTGCTTGTTTCTCATCACCCGTTAAAATTTGATTAACATAAGAATCTGCTTGTGGTACAACTATTTGGTCATTATCAAAATAACCGTAATTTGGTGCTGACCATAATAATCTAATAGAACCATTATAAACTGATGAATTATTTAATAATGGAACCGTTTGAACATTATTTTGTAAACATTCAACATTAACTTGATTTATTGTTGACCCAAAAGACGGTACTATAAAATAATTAACACTTGTGGTGTTTTGACTTGGAGAACAAGTTGCCGCAGAGTCCTCAGGGTCAATTACATTATCAGGTAAAATCACTGACCATGTTTCGATTGATGTTCTATTAAATACTGTTGGTTGTGCAGAACTGTTTGGGTTAATGTTTGACTCGGTAAAGTTATATACTTTCATACCTCCGTTAATACTTGTCTGTATTTCCGAATCAGTATATCCACTATATAAATCATATCCATTGTAAAAAACATTAAAGTCATTAATCACTTTAGGATAAAACCCTGTTTGTATTTGTGAATTATCAATATTTGTATTATTTTGTAATCTTATCTGTTTTTCACCATCAAACTGAAATGTATATGTTTTAGTGTCGGAACTTGTTACGGGGTCAAAATTAACTTTATAATCAAAATTTTCCCAAGCAGTTTCAAGAAAATCAATACCCGTTGTTTTTTCTATTTTATATCGGTACCATAAAGAACCCATCTTTAATACCCAAGCATATGGCATTTTATGAATTGCACCATACTTTTTAAAACAAGAAGCAATATAATCTAAATCATTTGGTGCCCCATATGTTTTATATCTTTCTCTTAACGACGCTAAAGGTAATGAATTTATAAAAAGATAAGCGGCTTGAACATACGGATACTTATCTCGTCTTCTCCAATTATTTACCCCGTTTTGAATGGCATTTACCAAATACGGAGTATTCAACATGGTTGTTGTTGTTTCCGTTGTTAAATTTGTTGTAGGTCTAAAATGATTGACATATCCTTCTGTTGGTATAAACTTGTCAGGATTTTTTCTCGTATCTAAAAATATTGTTAAGTTTGTTGCGTTAATTTCCGTAATTGGGTCTGTTACATTTAAATACGAAAAATTAGTTACAGGTCTATTAGTTGTGTAATCATAAACACTATTAAAGTTTGATATTACATTTCTTGGTATAAAAACAGTTAATGTTTGATTTGTATTATAAACCGAATCACCTTGTGCTTGATTACTAAGACTCATATTATTACTCACCCAAGTTGGGTTTGTAAATGGATAGGTATCAATAATTAATGGTTCGTTATTAGATGCTTTAACTAATTGTAATAAAGCATCTACTTTGGCATTGTTTTGTGGTTCTTTACCTAATTGATTTGTAGTGAGAATATTAAATGAGTTTTCTGTTAAATTTCTAATATAAGGAGTAACATAGAAATCTCTAATAAATTCTTGATACGAGGTTCCTGTTCCTTGATTAGAAATGTTTTGTAAAAATTCAACGTAATTTTGAGCAGTTATGTTATAGTTTTTTAACTTTAAAGTTAGAAATGGTGAACTATCACCTAAACTACTTATAATGTTATTTGTTTCGGAACTAAACACTAACTCAGTCAATTGACTCAATTGATTTCCGTTTGCCCTAATAAAACCAGAATAATTTGAAGTTAGAAATTGTCTTTCCCATATTTCATAAAAAAATTTAACTTCAGCCTTACTAACATACGCAACACCATTTGACGGATATTCAATAGCGTTAATGTTTATAATATTGGTGGTTGCCTGATTATCTGTCGATACTTGGGTACGAGGTGAATTAAACTTTTGAGTTAATCCTCTCATATACTCTTCGACAAATTCAACCTCAGGCCATTTATCATACAAATAACCTTGGGTAATGTCAACCACAGAAGGGTCCGCAATATACTTTAATTGGAACCTGCCCATCTTATCTTCAGGAGTTTCAACAAAAAATTGTGGCCACGGATATACAGGGTCTTTACTTGTAGATAATCCTTGATTTTGATTGTTTGCATTTTCAGTAATTTTAATATCTTTCACGGTATCAGTACCAGGTGCTGATGATGGATTATCTAAAATCGCAAGTTGTCTTACCGGGTCATATTTAACATCCCAAGCATTTGTGTGAACCTCATCAAGTAATCTAATAAAGGCTTCGGCAGACGCCATAATAACCGCGCAAATATTTCGAACTGTTGGGCTAAACCCAAAACCTATTTTAGTGTCCTCAATTTTTCTTGCAAAATCTGCAGTTAACGCAGTTTCATATTCTAATAATTTTCTATTAACCTCCGCCTCAATTTGATAAATTAAATTCACAAATCTAGGTTCAGTTTTATTAGTTGATGATTCTGATTTAAAAACAAATAAAGGGACATAAACAAGGTTTATAGATATATTTTCCGGGTCTCCCACATTTACTTCAAACGATGGTTTAAATAATTCGTTATCTATATAATTATTAACTCTAAGAATATCTGCATCTGTTACATCATACTTATTTGATTGTTGGATAAACGTTTTTGGGTAATCAATTTGGTCTTTAGTAACATTAATAAAATAAGTATTATATATAATAGGGTTTTTAATTTTAGAAACTCCTGTATCACCTAATGTTAAATTTGTCGATAACAGTTTATTAAACTCTATTGTCTCCCCACTTAAAAGAGCTAAAGCCTTTTGTTGTTTTATTTTGTCTTCTAATATTTCTTTTTTAAAGGCATAGACAAAAGTTCCGTCTTTTAAAACAATTGGTCTTTGGTTTATGTTAGTATTAAACCAAGATGTTTGACTACCATAAATTTCATTATAATAATTGTTTAAAGTTTCTTTATACGCCCGAATATTTGTTAGTGGTTGGATATCCACTTTAGAATAGGAATTTATTATAGTAGTTTCAAAAGTTTCTAACTTATTAATTAATTCTGCAAAAGTTAATTCAGGGAAATCGGGGTCAATTAATCCTTTGGCTTTATATTCACTATAGACCTCAACAATTTTTTGATATCCCTTTTCACTAATAACTTGAGTTACCACATTATTAGTACTATTAGTAGATTCTTTTGATATTGTACCTGTTTGTTTTGTTCCCGATTCAATATTTTTATTTGGTGTTTCAGATGATGTCTCCGATTTAGAAATATCAAATCTTGTACTATACATGTGTGGTGTTGCCAACAAATGACCCATAGATATTTCATTCAAGATATTAAACTTGTAACCCACAAATTCTAAAGTTACTTGGTAATTTCCACTAAAAGAATTAAATCTAGCATTAAATGTTTTTAAATTTAATTGGTATTTAATTGCTTGTCCATAATAACCCTTAAGAGTTAAATAAAACGGACAATAAGGTAAATTAAAAAACGCAGCATAAGGTGAGTTATCCCCCAATTGGAATAATGCCCTTCCTTGTATATCTTCTAACTCAATTGAAACTGTTGGTACAAAAGATGTGTTTGTTCTTATATTAATACTTGTAATCCCTAATAACCCATTATCAGTTGATTTATTTCCAGGATTATTAACAGTAACTTTTTGATACGGAGTATTATTGTTTATTGCTTCAATGTTTTCAACTCTTAATTGATTGTCTCCCAAACCATTTCTAGAATTTTTACCAGTTAATTCATCATAATATGACGAGGTAAGAGAAGTATTTTCGGTTGGTCTTAGAAAATTAATTTTGGCAATAGAAAGAATCGTATTAGTATCATCAGGACTACCACCTACCGATAGTTTAGTTCTTGGAACAACCTCTGCTTCAAGATTAGCAAACATGACCATTTTTTCATGGTCAACCAATCTTTCTCGAATATTCCCAAACGAATCTATAGTTTTATTTGGGTCAACAACAATAATGTTATTATAATCAAATTCAACTAATACATTCCCACTATTATCCCCTGGTCTGTTACCTGCCATAATAATAAAAATAATTTTCCAAAGCTCCTTTATAGTCTTGTAATGAAGGTAGTAGCGGATAAGGAATAATCAATACCGCCCCATCATATATGTTATTTTCTAATCCACCAAATTGTGGGTTTGCTTGTAAAATTAACCAATTAAAGTATGGCGAATTGTAATACTCCTGAGAAACCACATCTAATCGACTTCTACCTACTTTATATATGTAAGACTTATCTGTTGTTTTTTGGGGTATTTGCACAAATGGTACAACGGTTTGTTCCCCGTTAATAAGAAAGTCACTATATCTATTGTAATATTGGTATGCCATTAGTTAAATTTTACTTTAGATACATATACGTCTGCAGATATTTCATCGTTCCACGTTTTAGTTTTTGTGTTATAGTTTTCGGTTGAACCTAATCCTTTAATTAAAGTTTGTTGAGGTTTAGTGTTGGCATTTTCTGTGGTGTAAGTAAACATTCTTTTTTTAGTTGGGAATGGTGTGTATTTTAAGAACGGTTCTAATTTTCCTTTTTCCATACTATTAAAAAATTCTTTAGTAATTTCGTTTTCTTCAAAAAATAACGGTTTTGCTATTTTATCCCAATAAGCATCAAACTGTTCAGTTAATTTCTTACCATCCCATCCATCCCCAATTAACCCTGTATTGTTAATTATATTACCAATCATGTCAGTTTTAAAGGTTTCATATTTTTTTGAGTCAACAACATCATTTGATAGTATCATATAAACCATTCTAAAAATTGTATTTTCAAATGTTGCTGTTGGACTATCAACTATCTTACTTTGGTTTTTACTGAATGGTTCAAATATTTTTTGGTCCTCAGGAAATTTATAATTAGGAGCAAAAACTAATCTACCACTATAATCCGTATTTTTATATATAAAGTCATTTTCTCCCCAAATATCCTCATTAAAAGTATCTATATCCTCTTTAATGATGTTAACGTCAATAATTAAATCTTCCAAGGTATTAGAGGCAGACGAACTTGTATCAACATCCGTTGTTGGTAAAATAACATATGAAGTTACATTACCATTTTTTTGTTGTGAACCATCAGTTCCCGTTTCTAATAAATCCGGAATCTGATATGTTATAGTGTTTGCCCTTCCAATATAGGAAGCATAGGTTTGTTGAACATTAACAATACTTTGAGTAATATTAGTTACCGCATTTTGATATGTTCCTTTTTTATCCTTAAGAATCTTATTATAGTTTTCTTTAACTTGTCTAATCACCTTAGATGAAAAATTTTTATCTGAATTATCAATGAACTGAATAAATCCTTCGTCACCTTGTTTAACATCTTTTATTAAATCATTAAAAATATTATCAACTCTTTTTTCAAGATTATATGGTTTACCAAATATCATTGTTTTACTATCTTCAGTTATTAAAAACTTACCTTCTTGGTAATTCCTCTCTAACATCCATTGTTGGCGTAATGCATTATTATATTGATTAACAGTTTCCCTATTTTTATTAACCACATTAGTAAAATAATTTTGAGTTTCAACAACAAATTTGTCCATAAATGTTTGATAACTTATTGTACCTGATTGTCCTGTTTCAGTAATAACATTAGTTAATATTTCCCCAATTGTTGATTCATTACTTAATCCATTATTGGGTTGAGCATCGTTAACTGTTGGTGGAGTAACATTACTTAATGCCGCCATATCTACAAATTCTTTATCTATAACCTTATAACTTGAATCCGTTGGGTCAGCTCTGTCATCATAAATCTCAGTGTTTGCATAATAATTAAATGTTAACGCATTTTGTAGTTTGTCAACAGATTCTTTTAATCCACTACCACCAACAAAATTAAATCCCATTGTCACTTTTGCAATCATAGGTTGTACACCAATACCTTCGGGGTTAATATCTAACCCTTCGTAGGAAATACCTAAACTTGTTGGTATAATTTTAGTATTAAAGAAATCTCCAACCCTTAAAACTAACACTGGTGGTGCACCAAATGCAGTATTTGTTGCATTATTATAATCTAAAACATCTTTACCATTAATAGATTTAATTACAGGTATTGTATCACCAGGTCTCATACATTGTTGTAAAAATGTTAATCTAGTGTTAAGACCCTCAGGTGTCATCGAGTGAAAAGCAGGTTGGAAGAACTTTAACTTATCTTTAAGGTTATCAAAAACCATAGGAGTTTGTTCTTTTACAACTTCAAAATAATCACACTCAGATAATAAAGCCCTTAGGACCCTTTTACTGATATTATCTTTTGGTAATTCTACATCTTTTATTATTGTCTGAGTTTCTTTTATTTCTACTTTAGTCCCAACTAAAACATTTTGTTGTTGTTGTGGTGCTGTAAGGTTAGAAGTAATTGACTGAATGTATGCTCGTCTACATGACATAGCGTTTGGAGTATAAACTTCTTTTGACGCCATTCTATCCCCTCCAACCGCATTAGTATTAATATCAGTACAAGTTACGGTATCTCCTGCAGAAAATTCATATGGTGATGAACTATTTTTTGCAACCAAAGGTGTTGACGTTGCGATTTCACCAGCTCCGATTCCTGCCTTTACAATTAATTTTCCTTCTTTTACATAGTTTTTTGTTACACTATTTTCTGCAAAAAATTTAATAACAGATTCAATTCTTCGAGTAGATAATGCTAAGTTATACGTTTCAGTTGCAGGCGCTGAACAACTTGAATTTATAACAAGTGTTACAACACTACCACTTTCACTATTTTTTAATTGTTCAGCAATATCAATTACCATTTCTTGAGCAAAAACATAGTTTGGTGTCACAACTGTGTCATACACCTGAGTTAACTGAGCTCCGTTTGATTTACCAGCATATGTTGGTTTTTCCCCTAAATATTCGTTATACATCTCAGTATAATTTGGAGATGTTTTTGGTTTGGGATAATCATTTGAAAAATAAAATCCAATTTGTTTATATTTTTCAAAATATGCTTCACTTCCAGGTGCCGGAGTACTAGATTTATTACTTTGAGCAACTTGTCCATCAACAGTTATAGTTTTAATTGCATATTGCATCTGTTCTTTAGTAATATCTTTAGATGATATAGCCTGTTGAATTTGGAATAAATCGTTTGGATTTATTGTATAATATTTCTTAGCTAGCTCATACAAATCATACTTTCTGCATCCCGCAAAGAAAGAATCTAATATTCCGTCAATTCTCGCTTTGTTTGTTTCATTCCCCAAAACTTTATCAACAATAACATTTAATATTGATGGGTGGTCAACAACTATATCCCAAGTCAAACTACCTGTTCTACTTGTATTTTTATAAGTGTAGATTGGTTCAGGTCTTCCAATAAAATCAGTTTGGTTCCAATTTGGGTTAGACTGCTCACTAAACACTAAATTATATGGTGGAAACCACATAACTCTACCACCATTAGGTCCTCGTTCACATACTGCTAAATCCGAAACAGCAAGTCCTGGTGAGTTTGATGTCGCCCACGCTAAATTCTCCAAGGAGAACATATATTTCTTAGCATAAGCCTCATTCATTGAACCTACAATGTTTGATGAAGCCTGACCCCCTTCTTGTTTGTTCGGTGCAATGTTAAGATTATACGTTTTATCTAATACAGAATAAGAAAATCTTCTACCTTCTGTTGTAATACCGTCTGTTTTTTGAAGGTCGTTGTATTGTAGATACGGAATATCTTTTGCAAAAATCCTACAATATTCGGTTCCAACCTCTTGTCCAATATTCCCAACATAACTTAGTACTCTTGAACCTTTAGTTATTTCTTTATATCCATCGTTGAATACTTTACTAACTTGGTCCATCGCGTTACCGACATGTTGTAATCTTTTGCCACCTAATGGTTGGCTATCTATAATTCTTTGTGTCTTGTCAAGGATTGAACCTTCCTTAAATGTTCTTTCTGTTGATTCTGTTGAGCTATATGATGACGGACTAAAATCCGCATCTTGGTTTGTT